ATGGGCCTGGAATTCGACAGCAAAAGTTTTTCAATTACAGTAAACGAAATAACGTTTCGACTGTACCATCAGTCGTAATTACAAATAATGTGATTGATAACGAATCAGTCATTGCAAGTGAAATTCCTGTAGATCCTGGATTAACTGTAGAGATCAGAGAAACAGATATTACAACAAATGATATTACTCCATTTGTTTCAAAATGGATTCTTGAAAACCAAACTTTAAGATATTTTGAAGATTGGATTGCTGATTACAACAGTAATACTCAAACCTTTAGTGTTGAGTTTCCAAATAATGATTTCTATGCTTGGTTAAATATGGGGGAATTTTCTCCAGAAAAAACTTATTTGACAGCCCTTTATACTACGAAAGATGTAAATAATGTAAATGTAGGGGATGATCAATTTTTTATCTATGAACTAAATAGTGGCAACAGTGTTTTAGATGCATTAGTTGTATCAGCTTTGTCGAATAATTTTGAAGAATTTTTTCCTCATATTCCTGTTAGAATTGATAACAAATCAATTACGCACAGTAGTTACGCATCGCTGTATCAAGAAATGGATCAAGTCTATAAAAAGGCTTTTGATAATAAATCATTTGATGATTTTATTGATTCAGTCGAAGATAACGCAGATATTGATGATATTGATTATGCGTACATTACATTTGGTGTTTCATTGAATGTCGATGAACAAGTCTGCCGTAATTATATTTACCGATTTATAGAAAAAGTAGCGATCTATAGTGCTGTAAATAAATCATCGACATCACAAGCAACATTAGATGCTATCACAGCTTATGAGACAGCCTCACAGGCCATCAGAGACTGGGATGCTACAGATTGGAGTGCGACGGACCCAGAACTTATTCCTGAGCGTCCTGTGACACCTACGCTGAATATTCCAGGAAACAACACATTCAAGATTCAAAACTCGACTTCTGGTTTTGATATGAGATTAAATTGGGATGTATGCACCATTGAACAGTTTAATGGTAATGTAGGTTTAAACTCTAATGAATATAAAATTACAAATGGGCCATCTCAATCATACAGTGTATTTACAACTTATTTTTTAGGCGGCGAAGACAGAGTACGTGAACGTACAGTTACAGATTTGTTTTTATATCTATATTGGCAAGAAACAGATACTGTTTATCGTCGAATTACTCTTAAAAACTTTGTTCATCAGAATTTTATTTACTCTGGTAAAGCGGTTGAAATTACAGCTAAAGATGCATTAGCAGATTCGGAAAATTCCGGATTCATTATTCCTTTGCACTATCCTACATTTAAAGAAATGGGAATTGTAGCCTATACTCAAATGTCTACTGCTAATTCATTTTTGGTTCTGAATAGTTATGAAGTAACAAAACAAAAATGGTATGAATCAAGCTTCTTCAGGATTGTCATTGTTATTGCAATTATCATTACATCTGTGATTATTAATCCAAGTCTATTTATAGGTGGATCAGGATTATTAGGAAGTAATCTTGCAGTTGGTTTAGCTTTTGGATTTACTGGAATTTCAGCATTAATTGCAGGAGTAGTTTCTAACTACATTGCTTCATTGTTTGTCAGTCAACTTTTCACTCTTGTGACTTCTGAACTATTTGGTGATGAGTTTGGTGTACTATTTTCAACCATTGCAATGATTGCATTGTCAGTTGGGATTACACAAGGTTCTTTGTTTTCAACAGAAAATTTAATGAAAATTACCCAAGCATCTGGCAATGTAGTAAATTCTATGTTTCAAGAAGATATTAATGATCTTGGAAAAGAATTTCAAACTGAACAAACTCAGTATGAAAAACAAATGGATAATGTTGAGCAGTTGTTAAGAGATCTACAAAGTAACTCTTTGAATTTTAATCCAACAATGTTAATTGAAAATAATCTGAATTTTCAATCTTCAACGTTTGTCAAAGAATCGTTAGATGAGTATATTCAAAGAACGACAATGAATGGATCTGAAATGGTAGATTTAACGTTTTCAATGGTATATGATTTCGTAGAAATATACCAAACTCTTCCAAGGAATTGACTATGAATTTATCATTTTTAAACAACTTTAGTGATTCCACTAACAATGGTAATTTTGGATTTTTAGGTGTTGGGGCTAGAAATGCGGTCACACAACCAGAAACTGAAACTACTATGGACACCGAAACGATCACACCTCAAATCAATACTGGATTTGGTGGGGGTGACTTTTGGTCAAAAGATGGTGGAGCAGGGATAGCTCTTGGTAGTGTTGGTGTTTTAGGTAACTTATGGAATAGTTATCAACAACAAAAAATTGCTAAGGATCAACTGAAGTTTGCCAAAAATCAATGGAATACGAATCTGAGTAACCAAAAGCAAACATATAATACGGCTCTAGAAGATCGTATTAGATCTCGTCATGCGTATTCTGGTAAAAGTGAAGACCAAACTGAAGATTATCTTAACAAACATCGTCTATAAAGGATGACTCCATGGCAGATTCAAGATTACAATGGCGTCCAATTATTCAGAATCAACCTAATGTTGCTGGATTGATGAATGGTTCTGGTTTGTCTTTTCAACGTGCCATTGATAATGCAACTGGTATCCTTGAAACTTATGATAAAGGTCAAAAAGATAAAGACGATCAAGAACTTGCACGGTTGTTGGCATCAACAAATGATCGTGAAAAACTGAGTGAATTAGTAAATTCACCAGATGTGAAAAAGCTGAATCTATCTCAAAATGGAATTGAGATGTTAAACGCAGCCCAAGGTAATCGAGTAGATTGGGCGGATACTGATTCAGCGATTAGATCTCGTGATGGAAATTTACAATTAGCTCAAAATAGAGATGAACGTGCCGGTGCTCGTCATGATATTGTCATGCGTGAAGATGGTCGGATGGTATCTCAACGTGATTGGTTAGAAGACAACTCTAGTCAGTTTTTTGATGCTGAACGTCAGGCTCTGACTAATGGTACGTCTTTTTCAAACCACATCGACCGTACTGAAAGTGGTGGAGGTAGTGATCAATATGACACACTATTCGGTCATCAAAATCGACAGAATGGAGTTCGGGTTTCCCAAATGACTTTAGGTGAAGCCAGTGAATTCTCGAATCCTAATGGACAATATGCTCAATCTGTGAACAGTGAGATTGGTCGTATTGCAACTCCTATGGGTAAATTCCAGATCGTTGGAACCACTCTTCGTGGAATCCAAGAAAATCTTGGATTGCCTGATGACGTTCCTTTCTCTCCTGCTGTACAAGAACAGATGGGTTTATATTTGGCTCAACAGCGTGTGAATGGACCTCGCTCTCGTCAGGGGATGCGTGATGGTCTGCGTGCTGAATGGGAAGGATTCAAAGATCTTTCTGATGCTGAACTTGATGTGATGATTGATGAAATCCGTTCGATGCCTACGGTGACTAGAGACTCAATTCTCGCTGCTGCTCAAAATGGCCTCCAACGACCTACCACACAGACTTCTCAAACTGGTTTTGGTGGTGATGGTTTCACTGCTTCTATGGCTGCGTCTGGTCAGTTCACGCCTCAAGAAATCTTGGGTCAAGTAAATCCTTTACGAAGTGCTGCTCAACAGGGCGATGCTCTGATTGCACAGGAAGATGCTGAGTTTACTGCAAATTTGGTAACAGACATTACAAATAGTATTGTTAATACTGATGATCTAACTCCTGGTGATACAACTGAAGTTCAAAAACGCATTGAAGAACGTCTTCAAAATGAAGATTACGGGTCTTTTGAAGCAACTCAAATTGCACAAGCTGCAATATCTGATCTGAAATCAAATCCTGTATTGATGGAAGCGCTAAATCGTGGAGAAACAACAGAAGCTCAAAATCTGGTGATTGAAGAAGCGTTGAATAACAGTATGCAACGGTTCAATCAAAATTTTCAAAGCCAGGATCAATATCGCTTATTGTCTGAATTGCCTCGATATGAGTCAGATCCGATTGGGACATTAGAAGATGAATTAGGTATTCCTAATGACTCTGAAACTCGAAAAGATTATAACCCTGAGTTCTTACGCAACTATGTAAACAAGCTGGTTAAAGAGTATAAATCTCAAGGATTTAATGTAACACCCGCAATTGTTGCAGCCGCTATGCGTGAAAGCTTTAAAGTTGATCCTGGTGAAGCGGATGAAAGTTTTTGGTTTGATCCAGACTTAACATCTAATCGAATTGAGAACCGTTTTGATGAAGATAAAGTAAAACAAATTGTTGTACAAATGACACCTGAAAGAGTGCAACAATTTAATCGTGCTCGGTCTGAACTTTTGATTATTGAAGCAAATTTGGAAAGTAACAGTGAAAAACAGATTGAAATCCAAAGTCGTCTAAATAGATTACCTGCACAAGATTCACGTAGAGAGAATCTTGAAAAAGAACTTCAAAAGCTGGTTCAAGAAGCTGGTACATTGTCAGAAAAATATAGAAAAACTGAATCTGATATTCCAGTAAATTCCACTACGGATACTACAACAGTAGATACAACACCTGATGTTAGTTCATTTGACTTTGTAAATCCAAATTTTACACCACAAAGTAATTCTGTAAACTCTCAAGAAGAAGCAGCACAAGCTATTGAAAAATATCTAAATCAAATTAATAGATAATATCTGGTATTATCAATCAGCTTATGACATATAAAGTCTTATGAAAAATCCTTTTATGAGGTCTTATATGTCTGAGCGTGATGAAATTCTTGCATCTTCTTTAATTGCAGAACGATTGAAAAGTCCTGAATTTCAAGAAAGCGTGGCTGTATCCCAGACTAGAGATACAGGTAACGAAGATGAATTAAGTCAAGATGTTCAAAATCTTAATGATGTGGAATTTCGAGCTAAATATGGGGATGAAGCTTACCAAGCAACTTTTGGTCAATATTATGTTTCTAATGATATTGATAGAATAGATGCTACTGAACGGAATGCTTGGGAAACTAGACAAGATACATTAATTGATGTAGCACGAGGAGCCTATCGTTCTGGAGGTAATATTGCTGGTTTACTTGGTTTAGGTGTTGATAGGTTTGAACCAAATTCAAATCAGACTGGTTTTACTGAAATTTCTAATCCTCGTGCAAAATATTTTGCTGAACAAAACATACGTGCTGAGAATTTTTTACAAGATAAACTTAGTCAAAAAATTAAAGATAGAAAAAGACTTTTTCAAATTGAAGGTCAGTTGGATTCATTTGACAATGAAATTGAATCACGTAGAGAAATTAAAAATGGAGAAAATCCATTTATTAGTTCTTTAAAACGTGAAGGTAAAAATGTTTTAGATTCTGTAGAAAGAGTTATAAATTCTCCTGATATTGCTTCATCTATTATTGCTGAAGGTATTGGTGATTTAGCTACATCTGCTCCTTTAGGGGGTGTGACTGGGTTAGTTACCAAAGGCTTAACAGCTAGTATGACTGCTCAAATTTTAAAAAATCGTGTTGGTAAAGTTCTTACTAAAACTATTGAAAAAAGTTCTTTAGCTTCTGGTGAAGTAATTCAAGAAGTTTCAGGAATTTACGCTGAAACTGTCCAAGATGTTATGTCAATGGACTCCAAACTATTATTGGATACTTCTCCATTGTACCAAGCTTTTTTAGCAGAAGGTTTTGATAAAAACGAAGCACAGCTTATGTTAGCTGGCGTTACGGCTGAAACAGCAGCTATAAGACAAGTTCCTGCATCTGTAGCTCTTGGTTTTATTACATCCAAATTTGAAGCAATGCCTATTGGTTCATTCAGAGGTGTTGGTGTTGCCGGAGGTTTACTTCGAATTGCAGGAGAAGGTATTGAAGAAGCTGGTCAAGGTATTTCTAGTACGATTAACCGAAACATTTCTGTAGAGACTTATGCTAAAATTGGGCGTGATACATTTGAAGGTGCTGGTGAAGAAGCAGCATTAGGAGCTATTGCCGGTATAGGTGTAGCCGGTATTGCTGCTGGTCCTGCAACGACTCGTGGCACTGTTACAACAAGTATTGATACAGCAAAAGCTGCTCGTGATGCTCTTTTAAATGAAAGTACAACAACTGATTTTGCAACTGGTGAGACAATTATAACACCGTCTCCAGCTAGGCAGGCTGCCACTGTAGTAGGTAATATAACCCGCCCAGTAAGTGAGACCACTGTAGCTGCTGCACAGCGTCTGGGTGGTGCTGTAATTGAATACACACAGAAACCTACCAACAAGGAAGTGGAAGAGTCTGTTTCCTCAGTTATTAATGCCAATGAATCTCTTCGTGCTGTTGCAGAAAAAGGACAACTTCGTGAAGAGATCCAGACTGTATTTGATGCTCCGGATGTGGACCAACCGTCTGACGGTTTTGGAGACGTAGCTGGTGGAACACGAAATATTTTCGACAACGTGACTGGTATTGTGTCCAAAATAGGATCCAGGGACTTTAAACCAAAGGATGCAGATATTGCTTATGCAGCATCTCAGATACAGAAAATTTCTTCTATGATTGGTTCAATGCCCAAGGATGCGAAGAAGCAATTTGGTGCTATGCTTTCTTCTAAAATGATCCAGAGTGTCCTATCTAAAGCCACAAAATTGGACTTAAATACAGAAAGTGCTCCTAAAGACAAGGAGACCATTGTCAATGTGGCAAAAGTTAATCCTACTGCTGTCAATCCTGATAATGCTGATCAGATCCTGGAAGAGTCGGGAGAAGAGATAACTCCAGAGAATGTAAGATTTGTTAAGTCTGCATCAAAACTAGCTCGTATTGTGAACCGTCACCGTGAAGCACAGGTGAAGATCTCTCAGGACAAAAACATTAATCTTACAGCTTCTGGCCGAAAGCCGGGGAAGGAGAAAACCCTTGCTGACGTTTCCCGTCAGATCTTTGCCGATGGCTTTGTCACTGAGGGTGGAAAGAAACTACGGTCGATCAATGATTTCGCCCGAGAGATCTTCACTGGGATACAGTCACCAGATGGTAACGTAATCAACCAAGAAACAGGAGTTACGCAACCTGTCACAGATGTGATGAAAGACTTGCAGAACTTTGCCCAACATATGATCAACAAAGTGACGGCTCTAAATGAGTCTATTGCTGATGGTTATGTGTCTGAGTCTGGCAAACGTGGTGGTAGGTTGAAAAATTTTGACTCTCCTGTGCGTGGAGTACGTCGTGAAGGAGTCCGTTATTCTCCTGATAATCCTAATAGTGTGGCATTTGCAAAACAGGTTGCTGAAGAACAAAATGCTGTCGTCGATGCGTTCAATACTTTGCGTGAAGAGTTTTCTGATGTGTTTGGTTCATTTCCTGAGTTACAGAAAGTCGAACTGACTCCGACAACTGCTCCTGTTGAAGCTGACTCGAACCCAACGGGTATCGACGAGGTTTCATCGTCAGATGGAACCGAGGAGCAAAACCAAACAGAAGAAAAACCAACGGCTATCGAAGAAGATGTAGATTCATCGAGTGATGAATTGAACGATGAGACTTCAGATGAGCGTAGCGAATCTGAACTCGAAAAGAGAAATGAAGACGGAGATGAATCTACATCTGATGAGCAAATCCTTGAAACCAATCTACCTTGGGATGATTTTGTTTCTGAATTAACTAATGCTGAAAAAGCACAGATGCGTGAGGGATACACTGAACGTGTGAAGAACATCCGTTCATTTATTAAAACAATCATGCCTGACATGAATCGCTTTGTTCGTCGTATTCGACTTATGCCGATCCGTGCCAACGATGTGGGATATGTTAATTTTGATGAACAAGAGATCCGAATTCGTGAAGATGGGATAAACCCAGATGGTACGTTGAATGATCTGGGGCGTGCTATTGCTGTTCATGAGACTGCTCACTTGGTCGATAACCATGGGAACCCTGATGGTGTTCCGTACAGTCGTGCTCGCACGTTTTATAAGGGTGGAAAAATCTTCAATGAAATGAATGCTCTTCGTGGAAATATGAGTGGATACTTCAACAAACGATTGGAATACGCCTTTAGTCATGATAATCCAGTTACTGTTGCATCTGAACTCTTTGCTGTTGCTACTGAGATGGCCTTTACCAATGAAGAGATTGATGCTGACCTTGGTGAAACCGCAGCATTAATGGAGCATGTCTATGGCGATCAAATCAGAACCGAAGCAACTAGAACTTCCTCTGAAGTATCCGAAAGCGAAGCTCAAGAATCCTCCGAAGGAAGCGATAACACCGGAAGAACAGAGACTGGAGAAACCACCGGAGATTCTGCCCTTCGAGTAAGTCAGAAGTTTGAAGATAACTTTCAGGCTCGGACTGGTGATGCTCCGGTTACGTCTGTTCAGGACTTCCTGGACAAATATCTTTCTCAAGGTCTGAATGTCCAATACGCTGAAATTCTTCAAGAAATTCTACCTCAGTATGTGACAGCCATGAATGCTCGTCTTCAGAAAAAGGTAAGGGACAGTAAGTCTGTAAAGACTGTGGCACAACACGTTAAAGATGGTCGTATTGACTTTCGTCGATTTAAAGCTGCCGCTTTGATGAACCCTGAGACTGAGCAATATGATCCTCAGATGCTCGAACTCTCAATGTTGGCTGTCATGGACTTTATTGTAAATGCTTCTGGTTCTGATCCTCGTAAATTGGATGACACTTTAGAGCGTATGGGTCTGAACAAACTAGATGTGACTGAAGAGGGACTTCAGAAAATCATGTTTGGTTTACCGCCGAGCCAAGTGGCTGACTCTCTGGTGAATGATCTCACTCGTCTGTGGCATGTCAAAGAGAAGGCAGATCAAAAAGTTGATGACCTTGAAGGTATTTCTCATGGTTTTGCTAAGGAAATGCTGACTGTTCTGGCAGAAATGGATATCATTGACATCGAAACTGTGAAAACCAATGACGATACCAATCAACGTGATGCATTCACAATCATGGTGAACACTCAGAAGATCCAGGATCTCCAGAAACGTCTGGGTGAAGGCAAAGGTGAAGGTGTCGTTAATTCCGCACGGGAAACAATCTTCAACGACGCCCGAGAGTCTTACAGCATTGGTTCTAAACTGACGACAATCAGCAACTCCAAAGGTCGTGGAACTGGGATCTTGTCTGATTTGGAGCGTAAAGCTGTTCAGAAGATGCAGGACATTCCATTCAAACTTCAGGAGATGCGTGCTCGTCTGCTGGAGCAGATCGGTGAAGATAATCTGGCTACGTTCCTTGGGTATCGTGATCCAGAGTTGATCACTCATCCTGTCCTTCGTGCATCTGTGCTAGGCAAAAATACATCAATCCGTCGTGATTTGATCGAAGTGACTGAAATAGCTGACGGGATGATGCGTCAACAGTCTGACACTGTGTATTTTCCTGTGGGAATTACCAAAGTTGGTCGTCATCAGATGCAAGGTCCAAACCCCCAGAACAACAAGCTGATGCGGTATCTGGTGGCTCCACAAAGCTCGACTCTTTCGACGACTGATGAACAGGATACAACTAACTTCTGGCTGGGTGTGACCCAGCAAGCAGATCTATTCAAAGCAGAGAAAAACAACCATGGTGAAGCACTTCGTGACGCTATGGAAGACTTTGCTGAGAAGTATGGCCCTGCTGTAGAGATGGTCAAAGAAATGATGCGGGGAAATCTTCTTGATTCTGACGCATTCCTTGCGGAGATTGGAACTGGTGAGCCTGCACTTCTGGCTGCTATTGAAGCTGTGGCTACACGAGAAATGGCCATCGAGAATGGTGAGTCCGAATTTACAACTGCACTGAGTTTTGAGCTTGATGGTTTGACCAATGGTGCTGCCAACATGATGGTGAATTTCGGTCATGGTTTGCTGACTCCGGATGACTGGAACAACTTCAAACGGATTGGCTATTTCCTTGGGAAAACTGGGCAGACTGTGACTGATTTCTTTGATGGGAAAAAGAACAAAGACCTCTACGAAATGGTGTCACAACTGGGTGATGCCATGATGACTGGAGATCTCAAGCGTCTAAAACCATGGCAGAAAGAACAACGTCTGGCGTCAGGCCGTCTGTCTAGCTCTTTGGGTTTTGGTAATTTCGAGATGGACCCAAACACTGGTGAATTCTGGATGACTCGGAATACTGCAAAGAACCCGATGACCAAGGTCAACTATGGCTCTGGTGTTCAGGGTGTAGCTGTCGGTGTGGCAGATGACATGCTGCTATCGTTCTATGAGAAGCTTCAAGATATGCCTTCTGATGCTAACTGGGACACGTACTTCTATCCTGGTGTCAAAAAAGACATGGAGACTATGGGTCTTCGTGTACCAGAGAAGATCAACAAAGACTTCGTATTTGGCAATGATATGGTGGATGACTTCCGCAAAAATATTCAGTTCACTGTAGGTAAGGTTCTGACCAATGCAACTCGTCAAACTCTGGGACATCGTATCGAGCAATTGAATGATATGCTGGTTCTCTCAACCAATGTACAGACCACATATCTTCAGAAGCTGTTTGATCAGGAAGTAGATAAGATGGCTGAACAACTGGCCAAAGATGGTAAAATTGGTCGAAACAAAAAGGGAGTCCCAAATAAGGGTGAGATACCTCGTTCTTACTTCAAAGATCTTGAAGATCGTCTGGGTCAGATGGGTGCTATTTTCGTATCAGATGAACAGACTCTGGCTGTAGGTGGATTTGATAAGGAACTGACAGACCTTCGTCTGTCGTCGAACTTCGATGAGCAACTGGCTACTCCTGCACGTATGCGTCGTCCTCAAGCTGTAGGTGTGAAAGCTCTGCCGTTTTCTGTGATCGGTACAGGTGATGCGATGATGATGAACCTGATCTTTGGTGATGAAAATGCTCCCAATGATGTGTTGCATGTCTTCGATGGTATCGACATTCCTGTTGCAAAAATACAACAGTATGCTCCTTCGATGAATGAGGCTGTCCTCAAGTCTTGGGATCGTGATGTGCTGGGTATGGTGGTTCAAAACTTCGAAGGCTTTATAACGCAGGATCTCGACGATACGCTGCTTTCTGAAGCATGGTCTGAACATATGGATGAGAACAAGAAGGAGTCTTTGGAGTCCTTCCTCTCTCCTGAAGATCTTCGGACAGAACTTCAGCGTCGTCTAAAAGAGAACCGTGCTCGAAAGAAAGTCTTCAAGGAACTGGCTGTGTCTGTCGATCAGATGGGTGGTTCTGCTGTTGGTTTATCTCGTGATGGTGTTGAAGCTGGTTTCACAGAGGTGAACCAACGGATCGAGAACGAGATGAAAGGGAAACCAGAACAGAAGAAAACTGATGTGAAGACACCGGTCCAGACATCCAGTGCCAAGGCTGTGCTGAACAATCTTCGTGGTCTGACAGATGAGCAGAAAAAGACTGTCGCTCTTCTAAAAGATCTGATGGGTGATGTGGTGGTTCAATTCGGGACTCTGGATCAATTGAATGAATTCCGTGCTGAGAACTATCCTGATGATGGTGTGGTTTTGAAAGCCCCGTCTCAGTATGATCACAAAAACAATGTGATCTTCATGTCAAAGGATACCAATGAATCCATTCTTCATGAAATGGTTCACGCTGCCACATATGGTAAGGTTTTGGAACACTTCCAGGGAACCAAAAATCCTGCTGTATCACGGCTTGAGACACTCATGAATGAGTTTATGGATATTGAGTCAGATGGAAAGCAGATACGTGAAGCACAAGCTGCTATTGCACGTCGTCTGGCCCGGAATAATCCAATAAATCAAGCTGCTGCTGTGAATGAATTCATGGCTTATGTATTGGCCAATGGTCAGGTTCGTCGTAAGACTAAGGCAACCAATGTGATTGCCAAATTCACAAAGCAGGTAATGGATCTTGCACGTCGCATTTTGGGTGGAGTCCCTGCCAATATGTTTGATCATGTGGTATTCAACACTCGTGTTCTGAATGAACCCAATGTGGATGATGGTGGTAACGGAGACACACCTCCCCCGGATGATCCCGGTAATGAAACAACACCTCCATTTGAGAATCATATTGACTACTGGATCGAGAACCTCCGTCAGTACATGAACACCATGGAAGATTGGGAAGCTCCTAAACAGAAGACTGGTAAAGATATACTGAACGCTGACAAAGTGATTAATGATCTACGTCAGGGAGGTTTCCTTGCTAACTCCAAAGACCGGTCCACGTTCAAAGCCATCTATGGTATTATGCTGTCTGATATGAAATTAGATCCCACAGCCAGGATTGCTCTCAATCGTGTATTCGAACACATTGTAGAGAACATGACTCCTGAGATGTTTGGTTCAGGAACTGAGGCTCTCAACGAACATTCTGCTGTCATGAATGCCTTTGGTGGTTTTACTGAAGAGAATGCTTCAGATGCTGCTGCTGTCTTGTTTGCTCTGTCTCAGACATCAACCAAGATGCGTAATGTCATGGATCAGATTCCTGCTCCTGAAAGACAGGCTGCTGTAAATGGATCTCTTCAAGACTTCTTATCGAAAGCTGCATCCTTTTCGATGCAGAAGGTGATGGGTATGATGGATACCAACAACGCACCACAGGATGTGTTGGATGCGATTGCACAGGTCATCATCAACCATGACAAGGATAAGGAGTTCCGTATCCTTAACCGCATCACAGGCTCTCTGACGGCTGCTGATGCTTGGGTAAGTGGTAAGTTGTCGAGCAGTGCTGATTGGATGGGACAGACGGAGCAGGAGCTTCGTGAGACATCTCAGGGTACTGTGAAGCAACGTCTGGCATCTGTGATCACTCTCGGAACCAATCTGCTGGACAAGACTCGTGCTGAAACAACTGCGAATGCAGCCAAGGTGGTTACACATTCTGGTATTGCAGTTCCGATTCCGATCCGTGAGTTCGTGACTGAAGTCGTAGGTACAGACAAACAGAATTCTGCTGTCGTGGCTCTCCTGAACCGAGTAAATGCTGCTGTGTCTGGTACACGTCAGGCTTTCCGTGAGGATCTTCCTGGTATTCTGGAGCGTGAGTTCCAGACTCCTCCTGATGAGAACCAGTGGAAGTCTATGTTTAAGACTTTGGCGAAGACTGACTTCTCGCTGTTGTATGATAGCAACAGTCGTCAGCCTATGCGTCTCCTTGAGGAACGTGCTGCACGTACTGCTGAGATAACCTCTTTGGAAAACCAGCTTCAACAGCGTCTTACACCCTCAAACTTTGCTGATGTCACAGCTAAAGCACAGCAACTGGCTGATTTCATGAACGGTACAGCCGTTGGAAAACTGCTGGTGCGGAATGCTTATGTTATTGCAAAGAATATGGATGGTGATTTTGATCCTGATTTAGTGCCAATCATAGACCGTCTGATTTCGGTTTATGCAATTCATCGTATGGAGCCAGAGGTTCGGGAAGAGACAGTTCGTCTGGCCCAAGAGGATCCTAATGGTGTGGCTTCAATCATGGGTTATCTCCAGTATCTGAATGCTGAAGAAGATGGTAAAGTCATCACTGAGCAGGCTCGTTTGAATGGATATAAAGGTTACATCCCCAACGAAGGCAAACACAACACAAGTATCATTGTCGATCTGGACAGTGGTGAAGATCGTTTGGCTCGTGCTGGATACACTAAACTGGATCTTCCTTATGAGGGTGAGACAGACTCGGTATTTCCTAAGTCTTACTACATTTCGAACGTCCGTCGTCAAGGTATGTATTCTCAGGGTGTGATGCAGAATGTAGCCATGACTTATCGAGGTGTGGATACCAACACAGGTTTAACTGTGGATAATTCTGTAGCTGGTTTCGTAAGTGGTGACTCTTCTATTGATCGGATTGTCAAAAACCAACTGGATCCTAACACTGTGCTGGAGAATGAAAAAGAAGCTCTTATGCCTGTCTTTGCTGGTGATGGGACAGTCATGGGTTTTGAACGTGCGATCTCTACTGATGTACAAGAGACACATTTTGGTCGTGATGAAAACCTTGGGGTTATGTTGGGGGCATGGGCTGGTCGTCAAGTTGAAGAACAGACTGCTGAACAATACAACCAGGAACTCATTGATAACCTTTATGAAATCTGGACAAACCGTGAGAATGGATCTGATAATCAGTTCGAGGATATGAAGTCTTCAACTGATCCTATCTATGCAGAGTCATGGAAACTGATCCCTCAGTCTACCAAGAACTACATCGAATCAAAGTTCGAAGGTAGTTTCATGGTTCCTAAGTCGATGGTGAACCTTGCAGTAGGATATCGTGAACCTTCGATTACTGATATGTGGACGGGTAAATCCCGTATGCCTGAAACATTGCAGAAGACTGTAGTGGCTGTGACTGAGCGTGCTATGGGACGTAATGCTATGCGCTGGTTGTCAGGTGGTGAGGAAGTATTCCAAGGTGTTGTATCCACGGCTAAAGATGTGATCGTGGTTCGGTCTCTGGTAGTTCCTGTGGCTAACTTTCAGGCTAACGTGGTTCAGTTAGCAAACGCTGGTATTCCTCTGAAGCAGATCAACAAGGGCTATCGTGCCAAGCTGGCTGAAGCTGAAGAGTATGTAAACAACCGTACTAAGATCGAAGATCTAAAACAGAAGGAACGGATTGCTCGCAATGCCAATCAAAAAAGAATTTTGCAAGACAAGATCCAAGTTCTGGAAGATCTTGAACAGCGTATGACTATCGCTCCTTTGATCCGTGCTGGTCAGTTTAAGCAACTGTCTGAGGGTATCACTGACGTGGACGTTGAACTGTCCTCTGGTCGTTTAGGTGACTATGTGGAGAAAATGGTAGACAAGCTGCCTGAGAGTGCTTCTAATTTGGCTCATGTGGGATTGGTCTCGAAATCAACCAAACTGTATCAGGTGCTCAATAGAGCAACTCAGTATGGGGATTTCATTGCTAAGTCTATTTACTACGACCACCTGATTGATCAGGGACTTAGTGATGAGGTTGCACAGGCAATGATTAACGAAGAGTTTGTCAACTACTCTGTGCTTCCAGGTCGTGTTCGATCTGCTTTGGAGTCGAATGGTATGACATGGTTTATGAACTTTAAGATCCGGATCCTTAAGATTGCTGCAAAACAGATGCGTGACAATCCTGTTCGGTCTCTGGCTCTAAACATGGCAACTGATGTTGGTGGACCAATCGAGGACAACCTTCTCACAGTGATTGGAGAGGGTCGCCTCGATTATTCCTTGGGATTCGATATGCTCTTTGGAGCACCCGAACTGAACCCTTGGATGAACCTGATTTCGGACTAAGGTTCAGGATCATTTGTGTTTCTGGGTTTGCTGTTGAATTCATCAATGGCAGCCCAGATCAAAAAGGCAATGCCAAGGACAATTGCGAGTCCCAAGATACCCCAGAAGAGAAAGTAGCCGATGAAAACAACGGCTACTCCAATGATTGCGACAACCATCAAAGTGAAAATGGTAGTGATTGTTCCGATGACGGAGCCAAAAATTTTAGTCAACATCGAAGATGCTCGACTTTTTGGCTCCAGGATTCACGACGGTTTTTTTGGGGGGATTATCTTCAGTCTTCGTCTCGACTGATTCCGAGGATTGGTTTTCCTCTTCCCCGAAAAGGTTTTTTGACTTGGAACCTGTCGTCTTTTCGGTTTTTGGTTTGTCAGCAGGAGCTTCCGCTCCTTCTTCAACGTCTGGCGTTGCTGATTCACCGCTTCCTGAATCAGTGTCAGAGCCACTTCCTTCGTCGCCGCTATCAGCAGACTCTTCAGGAGCATCTGTCACCTCTTCTTTGGTTTTGGTTGTAGGCTTTGCACGAGCCTTCCGGGGGCGACCACCCTTGTTCTTGACAGGGGCATTACCCATGATGACTTCAGCTTCAATCTGACCGTCGGCTGTGATGTCGAGATCTACCGTTGCTGTATCAGCATTTGGGAAATTCAACGTCTTCACATAAGCGTTCAGAGCGGTCTGGATGTCATCTTGATCGAGCAAGATTCTCATATCGGGATTCTCCTTTGGTTTTAGAATGTTAATTGTTGCGATGGCATGACCATCTAGGTCAGTCAAACCACCAAAAGAAAATGTAGAAAGAACGATATGATCAGTATTATCGTCTTCGATTTTCTTGGCTTCCACCATCGTATCACTGAAATACTTATCAGCGATGGACCCGACGTTCATGGTGTCGAGCCGTCTCCTACTGGGGGTAAAGACTGTATAGTGGATCCAGACTTCTTCTGCTCTTGGCTTGTCCCTCAAATATGGAGTCACCTCATCTGCGAAGTTTTTCTTCTGTGTATTAAGATGATGGTGATGGAGGTTTCGATATACGTTCAGGTTTACAGCTTTACGCTGTTTTTTGCTGACGTTGACATAGGTGGGGATCCGTACATGGTACGAATCCACCACTCTGTCAAAAACCTCATTGAAGTCGTCTGGCGTCAATCGTCAAAAAGTGACGCTGAAGACTTCTTTTTCTCGGAGGATCCACTTTCCGAAGACTTTCCACCGCCGAAGGACTTGCCTTCTTTTTTGCCGGTGGATTTGTCGTAAGTCTGACCACGGTTCTTTTCGAGCCATGTGGTTGCATATGCACCGTCTTCTTCCATCTTGGAGATGGCTTTGGAGATCTGACCTTGTTCGAGAATCTCGTCGAATTCACCACCCAGGCTTTTTACAAAGTGAGCAACCTCGGAAATGGTCACGAGACGATCTTCCGGGAAAAACTTGATGAACTCATTCACGTCACGGGTTTCACCCGTTGGTTCATATTCACCAGTAGATTCGTTTTTCTCGGTTTTGTCCACGGTCTGTTTCTGAATGGCCACTTGAAGTGGCTGACCATGCAGTTCTGTGAAACATTGAACGGCTTGCGGTACTTCTTTTTTTGACTCGAAGTCGTAGAGATTAAGAGTCTTTTCTTCCACGTCCATGTCACCAACCTCTTTGCTGCAAAGTAACATACAGAGACCGTTGATCTGGTTGTAACCAGGAAGGTTCTTTTCTTCCTTGGTTTTCTTGTCGGTGTAGGTGACATCACCTTTTCGATTCGTCATCCAGATGGATTTGGTGATTTCTTTGGATCCCATCTTGATGCAGATTGTGACGTTCTGAGCATCAGAATTGGCAGCCTTACCAATATAGGCAAACTTAATCTCACCTGCGTAGATGTCCGTATCTAGGACACCACCACCACCACCGATGAAATCGTCTTCGACTTCAGCCTTGGCAGCGGGTTTCTTGTTAGCAAAAATGTTTCCCATGAGTTTTTTCCTTCTTGTTCATGAGGTTATGACTGTTGAAAGCCAGAAGAAGAGAGTCAGTCTTCGTAGTATTCAATTAGTCGTTTAATCACCGGTGCGAGGTTGTTGTCGATGTACAACTCTTCTTTCTTCCACATGCCCATAGGGCTACGGATCCGATCACCCATCGTCTTCTTCGTCGTGCGAGTCTGGAAGACATGTTTGAAACCAAGCTCTTCATCATCGTCAGAAATGTTCAGCATGTTGTTTTCAGTCTTCTTCAAGTCTTTGACTGTTTCTTTACTGACGTTGATTACCGTGGTGAAATAGGCTTCCAAACCTTTCTTAGCCAACGCTCCTTTGACGGGAACACTGGTACGAAACATCCCTGCTTCCTCATCCAACTGACGGTCCAGATGGCCGAGCATGATAAAGAAGGAATCAACTTGGGAGGATTCGTTGATCAGCCGTTTGAAGAACTGAGCATACTGTCCCCACATTTTTTGAGTGTCTCGTGCTGGCAGGACGTGAACGGTCTCGTACATATCCATCATGAAAGATACCGTGTCGATCACAATGAAATTGAATGGATTTTCATTGTCTGAATCTGCCAAGAATTCAAGCATAGAAATAATGTCTTCAGGATCATTCACCACTTTATTCTTGAATTTGTTTTTAAAAGGTAGTGGTTTACCACCTTCACAATTGAGGTATAGAACATCTGTTCTGTCCCTCATTTCGTACAGGGACATAGACTTCCCTGAGCCTGACTCACCACAGATGAGCAGGCTGTGTGGATTAATTTGAGTTCCCATTAGATCTCCTTTGAATGGTGGGTAGAGAAGGATTCGAACCTTCGAAGGGGTTCCCCGGAGGATTTACAATCCCCAGCCTTTGACCGCTTGGATATCTACCCTTACTGCGACATCTTTTGAGCTACCGATTTCAGAACAGTTGAATATACTTCATCCTTCTTCAGTGGTACTCCAGAGTCTTTGTTGAGCTTCAGAACTTTCGCTTCGATACTGTCGTAGTCAGCCCCTGCATCCTTAAGCATCATGGCGTAGTTGAGCAGAGTGTTATTCCTACCACCTACGTCCATATTGTTCAAGAACCAACGCTCCAAAGCATCCATATTTCCAAGGTCTACGACGCTTTGCACGTACTCGTTGTTTGCCTTGGTTTTCGGGATAAATGGAAGAACATCAAGGACTTGTGGTCCCTTGTTGATGTGAACAGTCCCAAGATCGTTAGTTCTCCATTTGCGACTACGTTGGTTTGCAGCAGTGTCCGAATCAAACGGCAGCCACATAGCAAAAGAGTCCATGAATTCCTTGTAATCATCCTTGTCCAGATGAAGGACATAGTTGGTTGGTAGGATCAATCGGAACCTATGCTCTTCCTCAGTGTGGCTCTTGGTGGTGTACGTTGCGAAGGTGTAATTCTTCAGCAAGTCATGCACATGCTCAAGACGGACAGCGTGTTTAATTTGCTCTCCAGCCTTGTTGTACATATCACCATCAATGTCGATTACCAGCATATTGAAGCCAGGTATTACCTTGTCTTCTGACCGGTGTTCACCTTCAAACGTGTGGTTACACCAGTGCATTCCTGGAGCTTTGAAGAGTTTCTCCAAGTTTGCCAATGGTTGTTCCACTGATTCGTAATCATAAGCGAAGTGATCACTCATGGAGAATCGAAGTTTGTTGAGATCAGTTTCCTCCAGGGTTGAACCACTGAAGAATTCCACACTCTGAACTGTGTTTTTGGTGATGACTACATGATTGCTGACGCCCCATGCCATAGCTAAGTCCATCATCTCTTTACGAGCGACGGTCGAGGTTGGATAGTAGGGTAAATCCTCAACCAAGTCTGCATGAGTGAGGTTATCCGGTGAAGTCGCAATGTACTTCGCCAATCGAACAAAGTTCCGTTCTCTCTTCAGGAGTTTCTGGAACGATGCACCCGACTCTTCAGCAACCTTAATGGCCTGCCGAATATGCTGGATCTGGATATCCTGGGACTCGTCCAGGAAAGCGTACACTCCAGCGAGCTTCAGGGATTTGAAATACCTGTGCGAAAGTTCAGCTTTACGAATTTCCTCATGCTCTGGCATCTCGTTGGCTGTAGCCTCACAGTGGAGACGATAGCTGATTAATTCGATACCCACGTCCTCTGGCACCTGCAACTCTGTGTCGAAGTGTCTGGGGTCGGCAAACTTGGTGAGGAATGTCTGCCAACGGGTGATAGTGAGGTTTTGTTGTTTACTCACCAACCCTTTGTAGACATCCTTTGGATCAACCGATGCGAACTTAGTCTCGCTCCGGCCCATGCCAAAGAAACAGCGTCGGGCATAACCCGTTGCCAGGAAGGAGTAGAACTCCTCCTCAATTTTGGCTCCGTCAAACAGCTTGGAATTAGTACCAAACATCAAGACGTTAGCTGGTGTTGAGCCAGTAATATCCAGACCACGTTCATTATCTGCTGTGTTCTTGACGAGCTTTGCCTTGATCTTGCCAAGGTCATAAAGCTCAAGCAGGACGTTGAGCACTTCGTTGTTGCCCAACAGATTAGAACCCATTTCATCCATTTGGAAATTGATAGATCCTAATCCTGCGAGGAGCAGTTTATACCGTAGCTGCTTTACAGCAGGTCCAGTACCACTGTCGAAGATAAATGGAGCATGACCTTGACGTTTAAAGTCATTCTCCAGTATCTCTAATTCTTTGACTTCGTCACCACCTTTAGAAGCAGCAATATCCACTGCAAGGTTGAAGAGATTGGTTTCAGCCACTTTGTAAAAAGTGTTTTTCATAAAAGCTTCTCGGAAACCAAGAAGCACATCTTCCATAAGATTTACTGAGTGACCTTTACCAAAACCTGACGTAGCCAAGGCAATGGAATAGATGTTGATTGGAAGCAGACCACGTTCAGGTGAACGGATCTTACACCTCATGGATGAGGGAATAAGGCCAAGGAAGTACGCCACTTCGGCCTGAAAGAAATCACGATTTACATTGCCTGTGCGATGGCATAGCAGGTCAACCAGTTCTTGCATTGCGGGATAGTGTGGCGTGTCTTCAATAACCTGAAGGTCATAGAAGCTAGACATCTGGGAAATACTCCTTGCGTTGTTCACAAACCGAGAAAGCAGGGCAGTATTCACATGCTTTCACCTCACCTTTGACAGTGACGATGACCCCCTTACCCTTCGCAGCTTTATGTTGTTCAGCATCAGCGAGCTTCTCGAAGCTCTTCTGTGCTCTGCCACCCTTCTTTGCCGTATCCGGATTGGCATAATATTTGAACGAGTCTGGTTGTTTCCAGAGATCGTAATTTGAACACCGGATCAGTTTACTCTGATTGTGTGTATATTTGGCATTCTTTTTAATCTCAGACAGCTTATCTACAATCCACTTCTCTGTGTCTTCAGGAGACATCAAAGGATACTCTTTGTGAGCCACTTTGGCTTGAGGGTAACTTGGATCTGCTTTGGCTCGAAACTTCTGCCAGTCCGTGAAGATGAATTCGATCCGCATCTTATCCTGCCAGATCAACTCCGGCATAATGTAACGATACATAGAACCCTGAAGGATATAGTCCATGTCTTTCTTCCCACTGGTGTAGGCGAAAGTGGATGTGGTTTTCACATCACGGTATGCACCGTTGATTGCAAAATCGAGTTGGCCAGTGAGGATAATACCCGCGACTTCCTTGAACCGGCGCTGCTCAAGAAAAATTGGAATATCATCCTCACCAACCTCAGAAGGATCTGGATTAATCAGCACACGATCAATCACTGACTGGGGATAGTGAAGCCTCCGCATAGCTCCTTTCCAGTCGCCCTCTGTCCACGCTCGCTCAATGGAATCATGGAGTCCATGTCCCACCCGCGAAGCAATCAAATCAGAAACATCCATCTGGACTGTACTCTGGTCTACCTGACGTTCCAGAATAAGCCTACGAGTAGGTTTCATCAAGGTTGTCACACTGATCAACTCACCTTCAGGAGCTATGTCAGCACCACTGTAGTAGCCCTGCTGAAGCAGCCACACTGCAATCGGTAAGTCGATCTGATGATTGTTAGTCAGCTTTTTCATATCAAATTCGCCCTTGGTTGGTTTCTATTTCAACGATGTATTTTCGTTTGAAATAAAGATGTTTCATGCTCTGAGTTTCATCATCAGGAATGATGAAAAGAATGTATTTCCCGTTCAATCTCATCTCTGTGTAACCAGAGATTTCTTGGTGTTTGTCTCCAGGATAGTCGGGAGTCATTCGGAGATATGCTGTTCGTAAAGTCATGCTGCAATTCCTTGTTCCTTGAGATCAGCCAAATGCTTGACGATTTTCTCTTTGATTTGGTTTTCGTTGGCAGCATTCGGAATGTCGAAACCATGGTTCCAGTTTGGATAGAAGATTTCCACTGAACCAGACAACTTCACTTCGTCT